GGCGATGCGGACCAACGGCTTGCCCTCGAACGTGCCGATGTTGATCATCTCGACCCCGCCCACGGTGATCCGGGGCTTCGCGTCATCCGTCATCACTTCTCCTCCGGTGGTGCCAGGGCCGTAACGTACCGGTGACTGCCGCCGTCGATCATGATGCGCGTCGGGCCGATGATGATCTCCTGCCCCTTCTCCACGATCCGCGTCAAGATCTTGGGCGCGATCAGGAACTTCAAATCCGGCCCCTCGTACGCGGCGTCCTTGAACTCCTCCGCGAACCCGGAAACGCCCTGGCCGAACACCTTGATACGGCCGGAGCGGATCTCCACCAGCAACCGCCCGTCGTCCTTGTCCTCGCTCGAAAACACCTCGGCCTTATCGGCCGCTTCGGCGAGCGATTTGGGCAAGACGGCGCGATCTCCTTCGACCAAGTAGCAGTCGCCCAGGTCGGCGTACTCTTCGAGCATCCGCCGGCAGTAGATCACCAGCCCCTCCTTGGAGCGGTAGTGCAGCCACGACTCCGACTCGGCCACTTCGGATACGCCGCTGGCGACCACGCATTTGAGAGTGTCGCGCTCCACTATGCAGGGGGTCTTAACCCCGGTCTTCAGACGGTAGCGCGCCGCCTGAACGCTGTCGGTCGCCTCCAGATACTTGGGGTGGACGTGGACGCAGGTCGTGACGTACTTCTTGAGGTCTGTTCCCGCGCACTCCTGCACCAGATCTAGCGCATCGGAGAACTGCTCAGGCAGCGGCAGCCACTCATCCGGGTGCGGCACCTGATCGACCGGCAGGAGGATCTCCTGTTGCAGACGGTGATTGATGGCACCGTCCTGATACTTGATCCGCAAGTGCCCGTCCTTGACGGAGACGCTCACCGATTCATCGGTCAGTTTGGTCAGGAGTTTGAGGAGCGGCTTGGCGCTAACAGCGCCCTCGACGCCCAACTCCAGATCGCAACGACAGTAGACCTTCTGGTTGAAAGTGTGGACCTGTCCGCCCTTGAACACGAAGCAACTGGACTGCTCGATGGTGTCTTTATGCGACAGCCCTGGAGTGACGGACTCCAGGGCGTGCAAGAAATCATCCTTGAGTATTTTCACTCGTCGAATCCCTCGATTCCGGTATACGCCCCAAGACGCTGGAGATGCACTGAAGAAAGCCGCCGTCCACCCCACTCGGCGCTACGTCGTGCGACACCACGACGTAGCCCTCTTTGATACATTGGTTTACGGCTTTGTTCAGCGCGCCGTGGATCAGGCTGGATAACGATTTCTCCCCACAAGCGTACCCGGTAAACACTTTGTAAACCGGCGTACTCATGCGTACTCCTCGACTACGGGCGTGTTGAACCCCCACGGTTCGCGGCCGGACAGTTGCTTGGCACGGGCCTCGGCCTTGTCCTTGTCATCGAACACGGTAACGCCCTGGTCGATCTTGCTGTTCCAACCGCCTTCACCGGATTCCGACCAGTAGACCTTATTTATCAAGATCTTCGACGTGCTAGATCGAACGACCGTGGAGACGATCAAGTAACTCTTCTTCGGCTCGATCTTGTCCACCTTATCACCCGTGTAGACCGTCGTCAGGGAAGCGTCGGTCATCTTCTCCGCGTCCAGCACCCTCGTCGGAGTGTAAATCTTGCTGCGTAGTTGCGCCGACTCCTCCGACGTGAACCTCTTGGCCTCCTTGAGGCTGTCGGACCAGCGGGTCGTGGCCCCGTCTTCGCTGGCCTCGACAAGGAACTTACTGCTATCCACCATCGCGATGACCCACGTCTTGGTCTTCTTCTGGACCAGCGGCGTCTTCACGATCTCGTACGGCCCCGGGAGCGTGCGCGTGAACCTCCAGGCGTCCTCGTAGGTGAAGAACCGGACGTTCTCCGCAGCCCCGGTCCAGCTAAACTTGCTGGCGTCCTTGGCTACGAACGAGTAGCTCCCCTTCTGACCGGTGCGGATCACCCAGTTCTCTTCCTTGTCCTTGAGGTCGATGGTGCGGTGGACCTCGTAGACGTCCCGGTTGAAGTTGCGCATATGGTGATGCGCCGCCGCCTTGTCGGCGAACTTCATCGCGTGTACGATGTCGCCGTCCCACGTCCAGTCCGTACCAGCAGTTCTAGGCGAGACGTACTGCTTGCCGCCGTACGGCCCCGACGACAGGGAGGACCGGATGACCCACTCCTCCACCGGGTCGTCGATGATGATGAACTTGGCATGCTGTTTGCTGTTCTCCTTGGGCGGTGCGAGTGCCGCCACCGCCTTCTCCATGTCCGCCTTCCAGCGCTGCCACATGTCCGCCAGGGCGCTAACCCCGTTCCCCCAGTCATGGCGTCCCATCGACTTCTCGACCGCTTCGAGGAAGTCCGCCATGTAGTTCAGCCTCTCCTGCTGTTTGTCGTGAAGCAACCCACACGCCTCCCTGAACGTACACAGTATGCTCCTGGCGTTCTTCAGCGTCTCTTTATTGAATTCCATCTTGGACCTCCGTTTGTAACCGTCTCGACTGCCCGGGGGTGGGGATCGAACCCACGCGCTTCCCCATTATGGCGGGTCGCTCTGTCCAACTGAGCTACCCCAGGCACTGCGTCACCGCCGCGCGTGCTTCGGTTTGGCGCGCATGACCAGCGGGTTGATCGGCTCCTCCGGGTTCGGAGGCGTCGGGGTCGGCTCCGGTGGCGTCGGAGTAGGTTCCGTATCATCGATCACGTTGATGATCTTGTGACGCAGGTTGGTCGCCGGCTGCGGCAACTCCAGCGTCCCGATCGAGAACGTGTGGACCTCGGACATCACCGGGATGCCGTCGGGCGAGTAGGTGATGACCTGGAAGGACCCGCCGGAACCGGCGAAGATGCGCATCTGGAACGATTGCACCTCCTCCGGGTAGGTGGTCTTCGTGGTCACTCCGTCTACCGTGATCGACACCTCGACCCGGTCGATCTCCGTGGATACGGACCGGTCCCACTCGAACAAGACGTCACAGCTTTTCATCACGAATCTCCGATTCGAGCGATTCTGGAAGTCCCTGCGTCTCTCCGCTGGGAAGTGATGTCACGGGAGTCCGACCCAGTCCCCGTCACCGGATACCCCCTCGGACGGGGTCCACCGCTAGTGCCCGGCGTCACGGTGGCATCAACAAGGAAATGGAGTACCTCCATACCTCCGGGGCCGACTAGATGGCGGGAGGTGCAGGCAGCATGGCTAACCGGCCCTAGAGTTCGCTCACACCCGGCTTGACCCGTCAGTGTGCAGCTAATGGACGGACCGGTTGTCTTCAACCTACACCTCCCGTGTCTCACTCTTCACTTGCCTTCGACGATCTGCCGGCGATGAACCCCGCCAGCACCGACAGGACGATCAGGCCGAACATGGCGAAGCTGTCAACGACCCTCGCCAGCGCCTCCTCTTTTGTCATCAGATTATCCCCGGCGAATAGACCCATGCGTTGCCGTCCCAGCGGTACTCGGGCGGTCCGTGCTTGTCGCCGGAACTCCTGTTGATGGTCACGCCTACCGTCTTGGGGCGCTTCTCCAGGCACTCGGCCAAGTCCCCGGAGAACAACGTATCGCCGTCGGGGTGGAGCAGTTCGTAGTTCTCTCGCTTTCCCTCGAACAGCGTGACCTTCGATTGGATCGTCTCCTTTGCGGCGTCGAAGAAGGCGTGCAAGTAGGCGAACGAGTCGTTGAACTCGCCGTCGTCGAACCGCTCCTCCAGTTCCGTCAGGAGTTTCTTGGATTTGTCGCACGACTCGCTATCGAACTTCACGGTGAGCGGCATGATCATCCCCACGGTTCCAGGTAGTAGCCCTTGCCGACCTTGACGACGTCGTACGGGTAGTGCTGCGGCAGCCAGTGAGGCATGCCGTTAACGGACGCCGCCAGAGACATTTTCTGCTTGCCCGGGAACTCGACCGCCAGCCGGTCGAGGATGTAATCCTTGGTCATCGTCTCGTTCTTGGTCGCCTTCACCAGCATCTCGAAGATCATCCGCTTGATAGTGCCTTCCTTGTGCGGCTTGCTCACGGTCTTCTGCTGGACCTTGGGTAGCTTGCGTTTGGGCGGCTCCTTCGTGGTCGGCTGGACCGGCACGGCCTCCTCGTCCTCTTCCTCCTCGACTTCACTGAATGAAGTTTCGGTGAACTCCTCCTTGGGCGTCTCCTTTACCGGAGTCGGCCTGTCCGTGATAATCTCGATCGGCTCCTGCATGCGCGCGGCGGCGATGATCGACCGCATCATACGGGACATAGTCGGGTCCGTGACCGCCATGCGGACCCGGTCGCTGTAATCGGTTTCGATCGTGCCCAGGCGCTTGGCCAGCACCTTGGGCAGGAACCTGGGGGCGTTCTTCGCCCCCAGCGCGAAGAGTAGCTTTCGTGCGTTGTTTTCCGTGACCTTCACCGGACTTACCTCCCCCTATCAGAGTAGGGGGTCGGTGCCCGGATATCAACGGGAAAATAATTATTTTCTACCCGTCGAAGTAGGACAGGATGCACGGGTTGGCGACGGAGAGGCAGCCCGCCGCATAGCAAATCTTCATCCTGTTGAAGTCCTCGCTTCGGGAGTTGAGCATGTTCAATCTATAAACCCCCTTTGTCTTCTCGTTGGAGTTCTGATTCAACCCGAAAAACGCCGTGGCGTGGGCGTATTTACGCTTGTCTTCGCTGAAGTTGGTCATGTCCAAGAGGTCGGCGTTGTAGCTGGCCGCGTCCGCTTGCGTGGCGGTCACGACGCAGGCGTGCAGTTCCTGGCGCATGCGCGAGAGTTGCTTCCAGTTCATGTTGATCTGGTCGCGTGTCTCTGCCGCCCCGGACATGGGCGCGAGGATATCGACGTAGTCGAAGAACACGAAGTCCGGTGTATACCCGTCCCTGCCCCAGCGTGCCAGGATCGACCTCGCGTCACCGACCGACAGCGAGGAGTTGGCGTGGACGGAGAGCCGGAACTTACTGCCAGCGCCGCCGAACCTCGATACCATGCGCGACGCAGCCGCCTGGGATTCGGCCCGCGTCATATCGCGATCGTCCTCGTACTCCTCCTGTTCGACCACCAACTTACCGTCCTCGATGCCTAGCTTCACCGGGATCAGGTACTTGCCGGCGTTGAAGGAACGTCGCGCAGCGCGGGCGTAGAGACGCTGCATCACCTGATCCTGGGTCAGATCGCCGCACTCGAAGAGCGCCACCTTGTACCCCTGCTCCAAAGCCATGAAGACGAAGTGTAGGAGCCAGTAGGATTTGCCGCGCTTCTCCGGGGCCAAGATGGCGACCAATGAATCCCTGGCGAACGTGCGGCCGAAGAACTTCTTGAGTCCACCCTTGAACTCCAGCAGGGATTCCCCGGAATGGTCGTGCATCCGGCGTATGGCTTCCTCGTCGCTGAACGGGTCGATCCACCCGCCAGCGCCCATCTCGATCGGCTGGAACGAATCCCAGCGCGCAAGCGCCTGCTTGATCTTGCGCGCCTCGATGTCGCCGTCGATGGCGTCACGCAACTTCCGCAGCTTCACCTCGTTGAAGTACTCGGCCGCTTCATCAAGGATGAAATCGCTGTTGACCGCCTTGTCGCCCTGATCGTACTCGTCGGATACGGAGCGCAGGAACCGCTCGACCAGCGTGATCTCCTCCTCGCGGTCGTTGCCCGCCGCCCAGGAATGGAACAGCGCCTCGACCTGCCGGCCCGGGGCGCGGCCGTAGCGCTCCATGTGATCCACGCACCACTGACCCACGAGGTTGGCCCACTTGGACGCGAACAGCCCTCCCTTGGTCCAGCGTGACGCGATGCGCCCCAGCACCGCGTCGTTGATGATCATCCCTATGACGACCCGCCTCTCGGGGGATCCGTCCCTTATCTCCGCTTTCATGGAATGAACCTCAGCACGAGCAGGTGAAAAAGGATTCCTTCTTGCGGTCATCGACCGTGGTGCGGGTAACGATCTCGAAGTGCCTCCAGAATTCGGGGTAAAGGCCGCTCATTATGTCACGCGCCTCGTTACCGCCGTCGTCCCACTCCTCGCCGGTTTCCTCGTCCTTCTCCCTGATGACGTGCTTGACGAAGTCCGCGCCGTACACGCCGTTGTGGTTCTCGACCCAGTCGCGGCCGTGGTTGATCAACTCCTCGACCGGCATCCGGATCTTGGCCGCGCACTCCGTCATCCAATCCATCGACTTCTGCCAGTCAGGCGTCCACAGGCGCTGCTCCGCTGCTTCGTCATCGAAGCCGTTCTCTTCCAACCAATCGCTATAGACCTTGCGCGTCTCCCAGTCGTAGCGGTTGGTCCTTAGGACCGACTCGAACGCTTCACGGGGTGTCATTAGCTACCTCCGGGATCCGTGGTTTGAAGGTCCACGCCTTGTAGTTGACGATGTTGCATACGGTCCCATCGCTTATCCCGTAGTCCATACCGATAGCCTTCTGCGTCTCTTTACCGCTGGCGTAACGCTTGCGGATCTCCTCTGCGACTTCCCAAGTTATCTTCGACATACCGTTCCTCTCACCCTGGTTGCCAGTCCCGTGAGCGACCTTGTCACTCTCGTTCTCCTGCCTCGTGCCCCACTTCAGGTTGGTCAACTTGTTGTTTCTAGGATTCCCGTCCAGATGGCGGCACTCCATCCCTTCCGGACACGGTCCGACGAACGCTTGTAGAACTAGACGGTGGATGTAGAATTTGTACCTCTTCATCTTGACTCTCAGGTAGATGAAGGGGTGTCCGTGTTGGTTCTCCTGCGTTCTTAGGCGTCCTGGCACATCCCGAAGTGCTCCAGGCTTACCCTTCCCCCGTATCGACCAGACCGTCCCGCTGTCGTCGATGAAGTACCCAAAGAATCCGGAAATCGCTCTCATTACCCCACTCCCGGTATCTTTATTCTGAAGGCAGGATGATTCCACGCATGACGTATATGCGTCACCGTGTTGGGGTACAGGAACAGCCAGAACGTCTCGCCGACATCGACCCACTCCTTGCGGAACGGATCGACGATGCCGATCGACTTACCCAGGCCGGGGTCGATCGCATGTCCCTCCCCGTCGAGGGTGACGTGCATCCCCGGCGGCATCGCTTCGGCGGCGACGACGGGCGCTACGGCAATATGCACCGCATCGCGGCGGGCGTCCGGTCCGGGCGGTTGGCCCAGATTAGGTGTCACTTGCTCCACTGTTTTTACTCCTTGGACAGGATCAGATCGAGCGCCCAGCATCCGCGAACGTGCGGTCCGTTGCGCTCCCAGCGGTCTTTGGGGCACTCAGGGGCGCAGCCCCTGAACTCCGTGCCGCAGCGTCGTACATGGTCCGTGCTCGGCGCGATGCGCAGGTGGTCCAGTATCGGATGTGGGGTGCGGCCACTCCCGTTACACATGTGGCACCGCGTCCACGCCCCCGACAGGGTCAGAGCGCCCGACTCGGCCTCTGCGTCCAGCAACGCCTCCATTCCCGGCGGGTCGGCCACCATGCCCCGGCCGTAGCACCGACGGCAAGGTTCGTCTGCCGGGCACCCAGCCTCTTCCAAAGCGTCGGACAGGACGGCGAGGCGGGCCGGGTCGAGCGTCCCGTTATCGATTAAACCTTCACCGCCGCACGCCGAACAGGATTTCCATTCGGCGTCGAACTCGCCCCTGCCCCAACGTCCCAGCCTCCCCTTGCAGCGTCCGCATATGCGCCTCCGCTGCTCGTAAGCGGCGAGCGCCAGTTCACGCACGGTCGGCTCGCCCCGGACGCTCTCCGGCAGCGATACGGGCCGGAACGGGTTACCGACGACCTCCCGGAACAGGTTACATTGCTCCAGCGCATCTATCCCCTCGCTCGGGAAGAGCGACCAGTCTCGCGACACGGCTACGACCAGGGCGTCTTCGTCGTCTATGCCCCCGCTCTCGCCGTCCTCCCACTTCGCGTAGTGCTTCCTTGCGTAGTCCAAGCTATGCGCCTGGGCGCACATCGCGAACACCCACAGACGCAGCTTGCGGTCGTTGACGAAGCCGGCGTAGTTCAGCAGCGTCGTCGGGTTGCGGCACTCGAAGTACTCCGCTTCGTTCATACGCGCACCCAATCGGTCGCCGGGCTGGTGACCTTGTGCGAGGTCGAGGTGAAGCCGACCGTGAGTACCCCTTCGGGGCACTCGAAGCCGCAGTAGCCGTCGCCGTAGACGCCGACCACGATCCCGTCCTCGTCGCCGAAATCGGTGACGTGGTTGTTCTTGGCGCGGACCTTGTCGCCCTTGATCCAGACTTCTTTCTTAGTCTCGCTCATCATCGACTCCCTTAAAACGGCGAACACCCTTGCGAAATACACCACTGCGGCGACGACCGGACCGACTAGCAGCACCGTCACCATGCCAGCGGTCATCATGCCCGGCGTCACTTCCTTCAGGCCACGCTGCTTGTCCCCTTCGGTCAGCCAGAAGTCCGGGTTGTAGATCATGTCATACGCCGCGTTGATCGACATGACGATGCTAGCGCCGAAGTAGAACGCTACGAGCAACCACACCATCGCTCCGTCCTCCTAAGGCCCGTCGATCGCCTTGATCAACGCCTCCTGCCACTCCTGCCACTTGTCAGCCGTCTTCTGCGCTACCTTCCAGGCTTGAATCCGCCTCTTCTTCTCTGCCGCGTGGTAGTTGTCCGTGTTGCCGCTGATGATGTCGTATTGCCTCTTCAGTTCTGCGGCCTTTCTGGTCATCGTCTCCAACCGCTCGGTGACGTGCCGCAACAGTCCCCGCAGCCCGGCCTCTTTGTTCATCGCCTTGCCGCACTCCGGGCAGTAGTTTCCGGTGCGCTCCTTACCGCAGCAGAGCATCATTTCACTCCGTAAAGTCTACCCAGTTCCTCTTTAATTTCCCGCTCGACCTCGGCCATCTGCTTCACGGTGCGCTGGTCGTAGTTGTTCGTCTCGACCATCGTCCACAGGCTGGCGAACTTGGCGATCTTGTTCCACGCCGCCAAGGATTTCCCGGACAGTTCCGGCAGGGGCGGCAGCGGCTTGGCCTCGGCCGGGTCGTTTTGGGCCATCCTCTGGGTGACCGGGTGTACCGACAGGCTGCCGATCGGCATCGTGTGTAGCATCGATTGGACGACCTGGGGGAGCATGCCTTCGACCGTCTCCTCCAACCGCGTGATCCGCTTGGCGAGCGACTCGGCGGTAGGCGTCGTGATGTGAAGTTGATCGCGCTGCGCCTCCAGTTCATGCAGTTGGTTCATCAGATCGAAGTGCTCGTGGCCGGCTTGGATCATCATCCTCTCCAACTCGACCCACTGCGCCTTGTCGTAGTCCGGCGTTAGGTACGCCTTGGACCACAGAGTGTTGAGCAGCGTCCGCATACCTTCGGTGTTCATCCGATCACCCCCGATTTGCCGTCTAGGAGGCCCGTGTGGCCTCGCGAATGTTTATCTACCCGATAATGGGGTCGAACCGTTCCAGCCTGTTAAACAAAGTCCTAGAAGCAGGAATCGCTATCCCGGGCGGACGCCCAGCGATTCGAGAAAGAACGGCACCCATTTCGGGTTCCCCGAATCGTACCGCCGCGATACGTCCGCGAGCAAGGAGAGGAACTGCTTGTTCGAGTACGAGAAGACGTACGACTTGAGGTCACCGGACCAGTCGGCCCAGTTGGCGACACGCTTGTGGACGCTGCGCATCCAGTGGGTGGCGGCGGACTGCGCATGCATCCCCATGACGGCGATCACCTCCTCGATGTAGTGCGCAAGTTCACGCATCTCCATCGGCGTCCGGCCTTGGAGGGTGTCGCCTTCGGCGATCCGCTTCTTGACCCGGTACAGCTTCGAGTACATCGCCTTCATCGCGTCGTACGTCCTGGCGGTCGCTTCGGGGAGGTTGGTGAGGCTGCCCTTGGGCCAGCCCAGCGTCTTCAATTCGTCTACGATCTCGACCACCTCCGGTTCGAGGATTACCGGAGTCGATTTATCCGGCATCGTGATCAAAGGCTTGGTTGTCCTCTTCATCTTGTCCTGCATATCCGCGAACCGGTCGTAGAACGTCTTCGGTGTCTTGCAGCGCCACTGATCGGGGTTTTTTTCCCACCAGTCCAGCACGTCCGTTACCTCGGTGACGACTCCCTTGCATTTGGCGATCAGCCGAACGAAGTGAGGCTTCGCCTCTTGCAGGGAGACGTTCCACGGTGTCTTCTTGACCTCCTCGACGATTCGTTTGAACCAGCGAGCGCAGCGAGCGGGTTCCGATTCGTCAGGTGGCGGTTTGATTCCTAGCTCGAATTTGTCTTGTTGCGCGCGCGCCACTTTATCTCTGGGTGGCGTTCCGTTCTTTGTGTGTGTTCCATTGCGCGTGTGCGCCGAACCAGCCGCGTCAGCGGCTGTTCGCGCTCTCTCTAGTATCTCTGTATTTACTCTAGTCTCTCTGTGTGCAGAAAATTGCATGGGTGTAGGTGTTACGGATTGCATCTGTACAGATGTTAATTCCGGTGCAACCAATTGCACCCCATCGAACCTTTTGATGCGACTCCACGCCGTCTCCATGAGCCTGAAATCCTTGCCATTCCGGTTGATCGTACCCACACGCGCGAGCAACCCGATCTTCACCATCTTGGCGATGATGTTCTGGATCTGCCGCACTTCTAGGTTGAGTTTCTTCGCAAGGTAGGCGTTCGACGCGAAACACCCGACGCCCCGCGTGTGAACGAGGTGATCGACGTACATCAGGAGGAGAGCCTCACTGTGTCCGACCTCTCCGTCCTCGATCAGGAAGAGAATCTCTTCCGGGAACGAAGGGCGGCAGCGTAGTTGATGTTCTTCTTCGGATTCTTGACGGAGGGTGGGGTCGGACGTAGGATGTCTGTCGGACATCTAAGTGCCTTTCTGGAGAAGGTGCTAGATTCGGGGCCGGTGAGTTCGTCGCTCACCGGCCCCCTCTTTCTACCCATGCCGTTCTTGATCGTCAACTACGGAATAGGCTCGGTCCCTTCAGGCCATACGCCGTTCAGCCTGTCCTCCATCGACCACTTCGACTCTAGCGTACTGCCTTCGTCACGACTTCCGATGAAGCGGAAGTTCCAGAGCCTGACTAAATCTACTTCCCTTAACCTCCCGGTTATCTCTCTTACCTTCAGCGCAGTTAGGTTGAGTTCGGCAGCAATGTGCTCGTCATCGAATCCATCTTGCACATCATCGACTCCACTCCACCGGACGGCGTACTCGTCGATCATCAGAAGTACCCACGCCTCCTTACAGGACAACTCCCCTCTGGCAATCATCTGCCGGATGTCGTGGAACACGATGGAGAACCTTTGAAGGTACTCCGCGTGTCTTGTCTGCCTCTCTACCGATGTACTCATCACTTCTCCCTGGTTAGCTCGTACTTCAGCCACTCCTGACGCTCGTCACTCCACCCCTTACCGGCCCACGTCCGGTCCGATGGTAGATAGCGCAGGTAGATCATTTCGGCGCTGCTGTAGCCGAACCTCCTCCCCGGCGGACACCCTAGCGTGTCCAGCTTACCCCACCACAACAGCAGGCGTCCCTTCCTATCCACCTCCCAATCACCGGAGTGCCCGTCGTACAGCCCTTTCGCCCGGTTGAAGAGGATGTAATGCCGGTGGTTGACCAGCCGGAGGGCGTACTCCTTGCCTCCCCACGTCAGGTTGTAGTTCCCAGGAGTGAACTCCGGCCCCTGCTTCGGGAACGGCAGCGGCGCAGCCAGCGCGAGCATCATGATCAGGTGCATCTCTTATCTCCAATGCAAGGCCCCGGCGATCTCGAATATGACGGCGATGAAAGCGTAAGTGATCGTGGCCGCGATGACCGCCAGCAGGGCGAAGAACAACACCTCTTTCCACTTCACTTGAGCGTCTCCTCCCGGTGCTTGGCCCACTCCCAGGCCGCCGCGATGAACGCATCGAACAGCGTTCGGTGATCCTTCATTGAATGAATTCGCTCCTCGACCGACTTTGTGTAGTCCGGAGCGTCCGTGTTCTTCATGACCGCCGATTTGTTGGTCGCGAACCCCAACGCCACCTTGTGCGGCAGGCAGCACGCGGGCAGTACCGTGTAGTCGTTCTTGTGCGGGAACCAATCCCGGTCCATCCAGCGGTACTTCTTACCGTCGTCGGTCACCGGGAACCGCTTGTAGCGCACCAGCGCCCGCAGCCCCCAGATCGTCGGCTCGAACGCCGGGTTGCCTTCCTCCTCGTAGTGGTCCGCCAGCACCTGAAACGGCAGCCACGGCCCCTCGTTGACTTGCTGCTCGATCACCTGCGCCAGCGTCAGCCCCTTGCGATTCAAGGCCGGGTCCTTGTCGGTCAGGAAGATCGGCTTATCTACCTCGAAGGTATACATCTGGTTCGGGTAGCCTTGGATGTTGACCTTGTGGTAGCTGAGTTTAATCGTGTTCATCTCGGGATGAATGAGGTAGATCTTGCTCATCTAGGTTACTCCAGCCATTTGCGGATCTCCGTTAACTCTTCTTGGGTGGCGCTACCCGGGTCCGGCGAATCGATCTTGATGCAGATGGTTTCCCCCGGGAAACAACTCAGCGCATCCGCCAATCGGTTTGCGCGGCGTTGCGCGAACCCTTCGGCGTCCAGGCAGATGACGCGGCGGGGGAACCGCGACAGCCGGTCCAGTTGCGCGTCGGTGACCGCCAGCCCGAACGTGGCGACCGCGCCCATGCCGATGCTCCACGCATCCAGAGGACCCTCGACCACGATCACCGCGTTAGACGCCCAGCGCTCCCCGTAGAGCACCTCCTTGTGACTCACTACCTCCTCGTCTGGCGCTGCCGACTTGTAGCGTATGCCACGGTCGTGCAGTTGCCGCGTCGTGAAACTCACCACCTCGCCGTGCTCGTCCTCGATCGGGATGACCAGCGACCACGGGTGCGAAGATACCCGGCCGGTCGCCATAACCCCCCACGTCCTCATGATCTCATCCGGGTCGAACCCTCTACCCCGCAGGTACTCGCGGTGCGCCCCAGCGCCGTAGCCCGGGTTGACCGACCCGGTGTTCAGCGGGTACGTCCCCGTCGGCATCTTCAGCTTGCCACGGGGCTTCTTGCGTACCCTAGCGGCGTTCATCCCGCCCATGACCTTGCGGCATTCGTCGTAGTTCATGCCCGCCGCGTGCGAGAGAATGAACGCCGTGTTCTGCTTGCCGCAGACGTAGCAGCACGAGGCGTGCGAGCGTTCGTTGATGCCCAGCCGGAAGTGCCCGGACCCTGGCGAGCACATCGGGCAGTCGAGGTTAACCCACCCGTTGGAGCAGTGGTGGTGCATCCCGGGGAGGCGGTAATCGATGTCGTGCTCGTCCAAGAACTCGATCAGGTTCATCCGGTCGTCTCCTTTACCCAGTGGCGCACGACCTTGGCCGATGCGTCCCAGCCGATCTCCTCCAGAACGTCAGCGAGCGCCGTCCAATTGAAAGTATCCTCCGGCTTCTCGCTGATCGCCAGCATCACCCCGGGCATGGCCGATTTGGCGAGGTCGTAGGAGCCGTTGATGATGTCGCGATACCGGAGGTATCGGATCTCCCAAATCATCTTGAACACGACCTCGCTGCGGGTTGATTCATCCCACCAGTTGAGGAACCAGCGGCAACCGGCCGGTTCTCCAATTCGGTTATCACACTCGAACGACAGCCGGGCGAAGTACTCCTCGACCTCGCCTACCGTCTCCAGACCTTCGCCCTTCCAACCGCCGTAGCCGATGATGTCGGCCCCCTCGCAGGGCCAATCCTGCACCGCTTGCAAAGGAGGCGGTTGCGTCGTAGCGCCCTGGATCAGCGCCTTATCGTCCGCCAGCAGACCCTCGAAGATTGCTTGTATCGCTTCGTTACTCAAGAGCGGGTAGAACCCCTCGCGCCAGACTTTGCGCCAACTGTCCACGGTAGCACCCTCCCAATGTTCCCGGTTACGCCTGCTTGCCGTCCTGACGCATGTATGACAGACTGCTATTCCGTGCCACGGCGTGCCTTTCGGGGCCGTGGCCCAGTGCGCCTCACGTCCCGGCCTGCGGCAGGTGCAGCATATGAACGGGCCGCCGTCACTAGCGGTTATCGGCTTCCACATCACCCCCTCCTTTCCGCTGTCCTTTGCATCCGCTCCCGTTCCCGGATCGCCTGCTCGACTTCGACCATCGCGTTGGCGTGCCCCGCTAGCGCGTCTTCCTTGGACCGGTAGCGCCACTGCGATTCGTCGAGGTGCGGCAGAACGCCGTCGCTGAAGATCATCGTCTCCCACAGTATGGGACCGTCCTCATCTCCCAATGAGTGGTCCCCTGGCAGGAATACCGTGGATACCATGACGCCTTCGCACGGCTTATCCTTGGCTAGGTGGCGGTTTGCCTTCTCGTACCAACGTGACCAAGTCATGAAGTCTACCGACTTGATCTCGTCCGTCTCCCGGTCCCAGATCCAGTGTTCCATGACGCACCTCGACTTCACTGAATGAAGAAGGGAGGACCGTTCCTCCCTTCATAACCGCCCACGCTATCCGTGCGTGTTACTTCGTCTCCTTTTCCTTCTCTTTCTTCTCGCAGATCATGTCGTTCATGACCTTGGTCATGCGCAGGTCGGTGATCTTACCTTCGACCCACTCCATCACCAGCCCGGCGAACGTGCGGACGGCGGGGTCTTCGCGCGGCCCGTCGAACCCGCCGAAGAAGTCCTTGACCTCCTTGAGGGATCGGGGCTGTTTCTTCTTCTCTTCGCCCGGCTTTGCCGCCGCCTCCTTGGCCGCGCGGACGCCCTTCTTGACGATCTGGGAGGGCGTTTCGGCCGGCTTCTTACGGCCGTTGACCGCCGGCTTTGCCGACGCCTTGGGTGCCTTCGGACCCTTCTTGGCCGGCTCCTTCTTGTCCCCGTCGCCGTTAGCAGACGGCGGGTCCTGAGGCATCGCCGCCGCCTCTTCGATCAGTTCCGCACGGCGCTTCTTCTCCTCCGCTTCGTGCTCGTCCTGCATCTGCTGAATCTTCAGCAGGATCTCGTCCTGCGAGATGTCATCGACCTCCGACAGGTCGCAACCCGCGTCCAGGCCGATCACGCCCTCGTGGATCAGCTTCAAGACCTTGCCCCGCAGCCCGGTCAGCTTCTTCAGCCTCGACACGACCGACGGCTGTTGGTTGTACAACTCCGCGATCTTGGTGTCGGCCCAGCCGTGCTCCTCGCGGAGGCGCTTCTGGTTGAAGGCGTCGTCAACCCAACTGGTGGCCGCGACGTCGCGGTTGTTGCGGATGCCCCTGACCAACGCCTCCTCGGCGCTGCACCGGGTCACCAGAACCTTGATCTTCATCGGCTCGTCGGGGTGCAGTTCGTTGTAACGGATAGCCGCTTCGAGCCGCCTGCGGCCGGCGTGAACCTCCAGCCGCTTGGACGGCTCGACGATGCGGCACTCGATCGGGACCAACTGCCCCTGCGGGTTGCCGGTCGTGTCCACGCTCTCGTAGCTCGCCACCAACTCCATCACTTGGTCGTCCGTGAACTCGAAGAAGCGGCTGTTCTTGCCCTTCTCGATCTGCTTGGGATCGACGAAGAGGAAAGACCCCTGAGTCACCTGCCCCGCGTTAACCTTCGGTGCTGTCGCCATGATCCGTACTCCCTTTATTCGAGGGTCCGGCGAAGTGCCGGACCCTTTACTGCTACCTGTACTATAACACTGGTTCGGCGTCGGACAAGCCGTGAATCGGCTTTATTCCGTGAACTGAATGATCTCGATGTAGACGTTGAACATGTTCCACCAGAGGCGCTTGCCTCCGTGCTCCTCGATCCAATCCATGACTATCTGCGGTTCCGTAAGTTCCGGGTACGCCCCGTTCCTGTAGTCGAGCCGACCCAACTCCTGACGCTGCTCCTGGGTGAGCGAATCAAACCACCGCTTCATCTCTTCGGAGGCGTTGGCGTAGTAGTTGAATGCGTAGCGCTCCGTCATCGGATCACCTGCGTGTAGATGGCTATCCACCACTCCCTCTCGCCTCCGTGCTCTTCTATCCAGTCTTTTATAATCGGCCGTATGTCTCTGTTGTCGTACCCGCCGGAGCCGTAATCCATGCTGCCCAGTTCTTGGATCTGCTTCTCCGTCAAGGAGTTCAGCCAATCATTTAGTTCGCCGTGAACCGACCAACCGGGACGTGGACCGACCTTGTACTTCATTCCTTTTTCTCCACGATGAGCGTCTCGAACAGCCGCCACCACTCCCTTTCACCGCCGTGCTCCTCTATCCAATCTTGTGTGATCGACTGCTTGACGGCGGCCTCTTTCTGGTTGTAATGGTAGCCGAAGTCGATGCTTCCTAGCTCTTGAATTTCCGCTTCGGTCAGCGATTCGAGCCACTCCTCTAATGTGACAAGCTCCTTCTCGATGTAATCGTAGTCGTACGAGTCGTGGACCTTGATCTTGAAGCGCTTACCCATCATCCCCTCGCCTCGAAGTCCATCCACCATTCCCTATTACCGCCATGCTCCTCGATCCAATCCTGCGTGACGGCTTTGACATCATCGCTACCCTTCCTGCCGTATTTGAACGTGCTGTCGATCGCCGCCAGTTCCTGCCTTTGCGCTTCGGTCAGTGTTTCAAGCCACTGCCTGATCTCTTGCTCGGTTTTCCGGTCGGTGAAGAAGAACCTGAAGGGTAACATCATTTGTCTTCCTCTACGATCTCGGTTAGGATGGCCCACCACCAGCTTCGCTTCCCTCCATGCTCCTCGATCCAATCGGCGGCGATTTCGCGGTAGCTCCCTTGATCGCGCACCGATGGTACTAGGCCGCTGGGGTAATCGATGCTGCCCAGTTCCTGCTTTTGCTCCTCCGACAGGCTTTCCAACCATCTCATGAACTTGAAGTCTTCCCTGTCCACTTGGGTCCTTGGCCCTATGATATAGCGCTTACTCATTGTCCTTCTCCACGACGGTGTAGAAGACGTACCACCAACCGCGATCACCGCCGTGATCTTCGATCCAATCCCTGATGATTCCGGCTGTAGGGGTGTATCTCCGTGGATCCGTCTCCGTATCGTATGTATGGTCAAGTGCCGCCAGTTCCTGGTACTGCTCGCTGCTCAGGCTAGCAAGCCACTTGTTGAATGCGTTTGCGGTTTGCGGCTTGGCGTTGTCGTTGACCTTCACTACTATTTTCATCTAGTCACCTCCCTTGACCAGCATGTCACATACCAAGTCGAACACGTCGAACCCGCTCTCGGTGACCTCGCCGTCAAGCACCATATCCACGTTGCGGGATTTGGCCTGCACGGCTTTGCATACCTTGGTGTCTATGGTTTCGCTGGCTACCAGAAAGTAAGCCGATGTCGGTATCCCCACTTGCCCGCGATACAACCCCTGACAGCGGTCGATGCACTGCGCGTGCATGCCGGGACTCCAGGCGAACTCGCAGAAGGCAACGTTGGAGCAGGACGTGCAACTCCATCCCTTACCGGCCGCCTGCATGTTCCCGCTGAAGAGTACGCAGCGCGGATCTTCATTGAATGAATCGAAGCGCTCCTGCCTCCTGTTGACCGGTACGCTGCCGTGGACCACGACGCTGCCCCGGACGCTCGCGGCCAACTCCTCGACCACGCGGGTATGCCAGCCGAACATCATGAGCTTCTCGCCGGACTCAAGGAACGTACGCTGCCAGTCGATGACCCCGGGTACTTTCAGGTGGGCGGCCAACTGCTTCAGCACGTTCACGCGCTGCATCGCCTCGGTGCGTACCGCACGCTCGGCGGCTTCCGGGGAGTAGTTTTTCTTCAACCACTTGACCACGTCGAGTTCCGCTTCGCGGTACTCCTTGCGCTCCTTGGTCCCCAGTTTGATCGGCACCACGCTGCGGGTGACCGGCGGTAAGTCCTTGAGTACGTCCTCTTTACGTCGTCTGATCAGGCACTTGGCACGCAGCCGTTCGTGGAGTTCCTGGGTGTTCGTAGCCCCCTTGAACTCCCACTTGCCGCTGAAGGGGTTGCGGCGTGCGCCGCCGTAGCGGTGCCCGAACTGGTGAGCGCTGCCCCATTCGGCTTCGTCCAACATGCTCAGGGTGGACCAGAACTCGAACGGCCTGTTCTCGATCGGCGTACCCGAAGCGAAGATGATCTTATCCACGCCTTGGGATAGCTTGCGTGCGGCCTTGGAGCGTATCGTCGTTGGCGTACGCAGCGCCTGCGCCTCGTCGAAGATGAGCAACCGGGGCTTCAGCGCCTTCAAGGTCGGCAGCCAGTCGCGCAGGATGTCGTAGTTGATGACCGTCACCGGTTCGTTGTACGTCCCCGCTATCGGCGCGTTCGTACCGCTGGCGACGTTCGCCTTCAGGCCGATGTGCTTCATGCACTCGCGTCTGGTGTTCTCCTTGAGCGAGGCTTCGGTGACGATGACCGCCGGCCGCAGTTCGGGGTGCCGATCGACGTACGCTAGGTACTGCACCGTGTTGTGTGTCACGATGAAATCGTTAGTGATGTAGAGGCTGTCGGGAGCGCTGACGCTAATACACTGGCACTCCTCCTTACCATCTTCCTCGATCTTGATGATGGCTCGACTAGGTTGGTACTTCGTCCTAGGTTTGTACGCCTTCGCCTTGCGGGATAGGAGGAACGGGTTAACGTGTCCGGGCAACGAGATGTTGATTCTGTAGCTCGTTGCCCCTCGCCTTCTTTCGCCTTTGTAGGTGTAGTAGGTATCTTTCGCCTTGATCCGCGCAACCCCTCCGATTGACTGGATTAGCCCACGTACCTGTTTGGCTAGGATTCGTGAGCCGGTGCTGTACTCGACGGTGCCTCCCCCGTCGTACACACTTCCGTCGCCGTCCATCAAGCCCCTTAGCAGTGCGAGCCTGATCTCGGACGTGTTGAGTAGGTAGGCAGACGGAACACGTTTCTCGGAGAACCCTTTTCCCATCAAATCGAGGCTGCGAAGGATCTCGGTCAGCGGGTTGGTGCCGTTCCTGGCAACGCCGTTCGTTTTCGAGATGCTGAAGTCGATGGCGTTGTGCTGCTTGAGTGCAACTCCCTGCGGCAGTAATTCTACGATCCTGTCAAGCGTTTCTCGGTCCGGTATCGTTACCCTTGGTGTATTCGTGGTCAATCCGCCGTTGGCGATCAGGAAGCCAACGAGGTACGGGTCGAGGGGTACGTCTTGGGCAATGAACTCCACCGGGGCGATCATGGGGATCGACCACTTGGCGTTGCCGTTGGTGATTGTCAAGTCGTCTATCAGTTCTTCCGTAGTCTTGACTCTTGACGGCTTGTCGTGCATGCGGTCGGATGGGCTGGAGACTGCCCATAGATGGCTTCCGCAGCACCTCGCACAGGAACCGTCGCGGAACGTGACTTTGTAGACTTGCTTCACGCCTTGAGGGAATACCCCGGTGACGTGATGCGTCTTTCCGTCTCTTCCGATGATCGGCTCACCGATGACGATGCATCCCATCTCGACCCAGCCTTGCGGGGTCAGGACCAGTGAGTTCATGGGTTGGGCCTTTCCAAGTCCCATGCTATCACCCAAGATACAGCGACCGCCGAACCGCTCGATCATCTCCAAACCGTCGGCTTGAAACGGTAAAAGCGTGGACAGCAACATCAAGTTACTCCGCAGTGGTGTTTGACTTCATTCAGTGCAGACTCGAACCGCGTCCGGCCCATGACGCCGTAGAGGTACTCTTTGGCGCGTATCAAGGCGTAGCGTACGTCGCCCTGCGCCTCGACAATGAGCGTGGTCGCCACCTCCCTGGCGTCGTTGGACAAGAGCGCCATGAACTCCAGCCCGCTTGTCGGTCCGTCCTTCTCGTCGGGCAGTTGGCGGTGCGTCCGGTAGTCCTCGCGTCTGCGGCTGGCCCGGATGTGGTTCATGGTCTGGATCCTGACCCAGCCGCCGAACGAGCCGCAATCGCTCCTGTACGTCGTCACCGCCCTCATGAAGGCCAATGACCCAAGCGATTCGTACTCCTCTGCGAGGTCTACTCGGCCCTTGGCCATCGCCCTGGCGACCGCGAGGATCTCGCTTCTAACTTCCCTGTACGCCCTGTCGAGGTCCATGTCTCACTCCCTGTTGAGAGCCTGATCGATCCAGATGTAGGCTTGCCGCGTCACTTCACCGACCACCAGCAGGTCATGTACGCCGAACGATCCGCTCCTGCCTCTGCCCTTGTCATCCGCGTACTCGCGGAAGAGAGTGGCGCTGTACCACACCACCCCTTCTGTCGTTACGTTCTCGCGGATGTAGCACTTGACGTTTCCCAGAGCAATCGTGTGAGCCGGAATCTTCTCGTTGACTTTCATGAAGTTACTTCGCTCCTGTTACGACCTTGAAACAGCCGTACATCCGCTTCAATTGATCGCTGATCGGACAACTGCTGATGGGCGGATGATACCCCACCACCTTGTCCATCTTGATCAGCAACTCCTTGCTCGTCTCGCCGTTGACGTCGTCGCGCAGCATCTCCAACTTCACCAATCGGCTGGAGACGATGTAATGCTTCCGCAGCGTCTCCATCACCAGCGCATCACCCTGCGCCCGTGTCAGCCAGCAACGGTCCATCGCGTCGAGGATGTCCTGGTACGTCTCCAAATCCCGACCTAGCCACTTGGAGATGTGGTCCTCTGCTGCGGCGAACAGAGGACCACGCGCTAACCTGCGGTTCAAGTAGTAGCGCGAGAAGACGAACGTACCACCGGCCTTTTCAAGGCCCTCGATCCCGCCGTAGAGGTTGCACGGCCTCCTGTTGTTGTGCGAGAACGTGAACCCCAGGAACGCCCTGTAGTGGCGTGTCAGGCGGGGCGCGAAGGCGTTCTTGACCTCGACGGCACCCGTAAACGCGGTGCCGTCCTGCGTCGTTGACAGCCGTTCCTCCCCGCACTTGAACCCGATGTTCTTGATCAGGTCCCGTATCCGGGCCAGGAAGTCGGCCCGGGGGATGTACTCGGCAACGCTCTTGCTACCTGCCTTGGTGTCCACGGCGATCCGCGCCAAGGCATTTTCGTAGAGTTGAATCATTTTTGTCCTCGTTCCAGGGAGTTCAGAAGCAGGCGAATTTCGGCGAGCACTTTGTCCTCTTCCGGGTTACGTCCGACCAGCGATTCGTTGACCTGCCAGAGCAGGTCGAGCATGCGCGGCACGCTGGCGATAGCTTCGGCTTTGGTGGCCGCCATCTGCTCGACACGCCGTAATTCGTCCTTGCTGTACTCTCCGGTGCGCAACTCGGCCCGCAGCGTGGCGACCAAGCGGATGTTGATGTCCTTGACCTTCCAGGCTACGAAGTCAGCCGACCCTCGTTCTTCGGCTATCCACAGTCCGTCGCCCTCGATCATGTCATCTCCCCCCTGGTGACACCGATGATGCTC